GTGTCACCGATCACCCTTGGCCGTGAAGCGATTGCCCTGTCACTCGCTTTTGAAGGTCACATCGCATCGCTGTTTGCCAATGGTGCGCGCCCGTCCGGCATAATCAAAAGCGAAAAGATGCTGGACGTAGAGGCGAAAAAGAAGATCGCCGCTTCATGGTTTTCCACCCATGCCGGACGCAACGCAGGCGGCACCGCCATTCTGGACGAAGGCATGACCTATGATCAGCTTTCTATGACGCTTGCGGATGCACAGTTTGCAGAAAACCGTCTCGAGCAAATACGCGAGATTGCCCGTGTCTTTCGCGTTCCCCCTACAATGCTTTTCGAGCTTACACGCGGCACATGGTCAAACACCGAAGAAATGGCACGCCAGTTTTATGCGATTACGCTCAAGCCGTGGCTGACAAGCTGGGCATGGGCCTATTCCCGCGTGCTGTTCACATCCGAGGAACGCGCCGCCTTCTATGTGGAATTTGTCACCGATGATCTGCTGACTACAAACGCCGCCGCCCGTGCCGGTGCCTACGGTCAATATCGCAGCATGGGTGCAATGACCGCAAATGAAGTGCGCAGCGGTATGAACTTGCCGCCCCTTGCGGACGGCAACAGCCTTGCGAACCCCTACACCACGTCCGGCACCCCTGCCCCTGCACCGGAGTCAGACGCAGCATGATCACGCATCGCGCTTTCTTTGGCACTGCCGATCACGACTTTACCCTGACTGATGACATGATCACCGAACTGGAACGCCTGACCGATATCGGGATCGGTGCGTTTTATCAGCGTGTGATCGCCATGCACTTCAAAGCCGCAGACCTTGCCGAGATCATCCGGCTTGGCCTGATCGGCGCAGGCATGCACCCGCAAGCGGCAATGCAGCTGACAGACACCTACGCACGCAATCGCCCCATGTCCGAAACCTTCCCGCTTGCCCTCGATATCCTTGATGCACGCTGGAACGGCACCGCCACACCGGCAACCGGAGACGCCACAGAATGACAGACCGCATTGAAATCAAGGCGGCACTGACCGTCACCGACACCGGAGAGATCACCGGCACGGCATGGCCCTACGGCACCCCTGACCGTGTAGGCGATATGATCGAAAAGGGCGCAATCACCACACCCGCGACCCTGCCCATGCTGTTTGCCCATGATCAGGCGCAGGTGATTGGCGTTTGGGACACCATCGAAGAATCTGACACCGGCCTGACCGTCAAAGGCCGCTTGCTGGTGGACGATGTAGAGCGTGCGCGTGAAGTGCGCGCCATGATCCGCAGCAAGGCCGTCACTGGCCTGTCTATCGGCTTTGTCACGACCAAAGCCACACCCCGCGCCAAGGGCCGCACGATCAACGCCCTGACCTTGCATGAAATCTCCGTTGTTGCTGTGCCGTGCCACCCCGGCGCGCAGATTACCTCATTGAAATCCACACCCATGAAGGAAACCCCTATGGAAAACGAAGCCCTGATCGAAAACCCGGTCAACCCCGCCGTTCCGGCAAACGCACCGACCATCGACACAAAGGCCTTTGATGAAATCAAGGCCCGTCTGGACAAGATGGAAGCCAAAGCGAACCGCCCTCAAGGCGTTCACATCACCGGCCCCGTCACCGATCCGGAAACCAAAGCATTTGGCAACTTCCTGCGCCGTGGCGTTGAACGTATCGCGCCTGACGAAGTGAAAGCCCTGACCGTTGCTACAGACGCCAGCGCAGGCTTTCTTGCGCCAAAGGAATTTGGCAGTGAGTTGATCAAGCTGCTGACCGAATACAGCCCGATCCGGTCCTATGCGAAAGTGATCACGATCAGCGCGCCCTCTATCGTGTATCCCCGCCGTGTCACCGGCACAGCCGCAACATGGGTGACAGAGATCGCCAACCGCACCGCGTCCGGTATGACCTTTGAACAGGTGACAATGACGCCGCATGAATTGGCGACATTCACAGACGTGTCAAACGCCCTTCTCGAAGACAACGCCTATAACCTCGAAGGCGAATTGCTGGCAGACTTTGCGGAGTCCTTTGCGAAAGCGCCGCGCAAAACCTGCTGGACGCCATGAAGGGTGCCAAGCTGATCGGCATTCAGCAGGTTTTGATTAACCCCGCCTTTGCACTTATCGCAGCGCTGATGACCCCTGACTTAGATCAGGGCGAGGCCGCAAAGGCACCATCCGGCAAGCCCGTTAAATGGTCTGACCTTTATGCAGACACCTACAAGATCGCGACAGGCTGGCTTGGCTGGACACCGGAGACGGCATGGAACGCCACCTTGCCCGAGATACTGCGCGCCTTTGATGGACATATTGAACAGCTAAGGGCCGTGCATGGCACCGCAGACGAAGAAACCCCAGGTGCATCGGAAATGACCGCCGATCAGCGACAGGCAAACATTGATCAAGGGCTTGATCCGGAGTTTGACCGCGCCGCGCTTCATGCCCTCAAGGCCAAGCTATGAGCCGCCCGCCTTTCCTTTGCCAGTGTGGCAAGACCGTTCCCCACGGCACCCGCTGCGCCTGTCAGATCGCCAGCACCCGCGCCCGTAACAAGCGCCATGATGCAACGCGCCCGACAGCTGCGCAGCGTGGCTATAATGGTGCATGGCGCAAGGCGCGCATGGAATGGCTGGCACATTATCCGGCCTGCGCAATATGCAGCGGCACCGCCAACACGGTTGATCACATCACCCCGCACAAGGGCGATGACCGGCTTTTCTGGGATAAAGCGAACTGGCAATCCCTTTGCGCACCTTGCCACAACCGGCACAAGCAACGCAGTGAGCGCCGGACATGACCACACCGGAGCAAACCCTTTGGCGTGAAGTGCTGGCCCTTGCGGTGCAGGATGCTCTGATAGGCAGCACAGACGCAGGCCAGACCAAACAGACCAAGATCAATCAAACCATACAGGCGCGCACCTACCTGACCACAGCAAGCGCTGATCTGGCGACAGTCTGCACCCTTGCCGATCTGGACCCTGTTGCGGTGCGTGAAGCCATGATCAAACGCATTGCTGCTGCACCCACACCGGAACAGCTTTTCAGTGTGAGCCGCAGACGCCGCCACAGCGCCACGATCATGCTGACCCATGAAGGCCAGACGCATGATCTGACTAAATGGGCAAAGATCACCGGCCTGTCTAAGCAAACCCTGCGCAACCGTGTCAGAAAGAAATGGGATGCACAGCGCATCCTGACCACACAGGCACACATGCCAAGCGCCAAACCGAAGCCAAAGGAAAAGCGCAGCACTGCAAAGATGCTGACACATGAAGGCCAGACCAGAACCATCGCGCAATGGTCAAAGGCAACAGGTATCCCGCAAACGACCCTGCACATGCGTGAACGTAGCGGATGGAATGCCGGGCGCATCCTGACCACAGCCTACACGCCGCGCAAGCTACGGGGGGTGGTTCCCGTCTTTGGGCATGATCAGGGGACCGGCGGGGGGACAAGCGCACAAGAGACACCGAATTTAACTTTTCAGGATCAGATACAATGACGATCACACCCCTGCCCTTGCTTAAGGCACAGTTGAACCTCGAGCATGATCTAGACGATGCACTGTTGCTGCACAAATTGGCCGTGGCCGAAGAATGGATCAGCAACTTTACCGGCGCGCCCTTTGCCGTTCCGGTGCCTGCGTCCCTGACCGAAGCCGCTTTGCAGCTTGCCGCCTATTGGTATGTGCAGCGTGAAGGTGCCAGTGATATGCGCCTGAACGCCGTGCCGTTTGGCGTGCTGGAACTGATCAACCCTTACCGCGAAAGTGTGACCGGCCATGTCGCGGCTTAAAGGATCAGCGGAACTCGAAAAGCGCCTGCTGGCGATACCCCGCGAGGTATTGGCAGAACTGCGCCCCGCGCTTGTCAAAGGTGCGCACGACATTGCGGACGCGATGGAACAGCTGGCACCCGAAGACACTGGCGACCTTGTAGGCACAATTACAGTCACCGGCCCCGGCGGCACGACCCCTGCCTATTCCGCAGGCGGTGGATCGGCGACCCTTGCGGACAATCAAGCCGCCGTGACGGTAGGCAGTCCGGACATGCGGCACGGGCATTTGCAGGAATTTGGCACGGTCAATCACCCTGCACAGCCGTTTATGCGCCCTGCGTTCCGGCTCAAGAAAGCCAAAGTTATGGGCCGGATCACCCGTGCCATATCGAAGGCACTCAAGAACAATGGTGGCAAATGATGATTGAACCATCCGTAGCGCTTCAAACCGCCCTGCGCAGCACCCTGATCGCAGACCCCACCGTGACTGCCCTTGTGCATCCGGATCACATTCGCGCAGGCCGTCCTGATCGCTTTCCTTGCGTGATCATGTCCGGCGGATCAACGCAGTATCTGGGCAAGGCGTCCGGTGATCAGCACCTTGCACGGGTCAATCTCGATCTGCACATCTGGGCAATCGAAGACGGCGCAGACACCGCCAAGGCTATCGGCTTTGCGGTATCACGCGCCGTGATCGGCATGCCCGATGATCAGGACGGCTGTGCCATTGATCACCTCGATCAGCCCCGCGTGATCTGGTTACGCGATGTCCAGCCCGAACTGTCCTACACCCACGGCGTCCTTGAGATCGAAGCGGTGATCAGGTGGCGCATATGACCATGATCAAGGCAGGCGCGCTGCGCGAAGTGATCACATTCGAGCGCAAGCTGGAAACGGTGCAGGCGTCCGGTGCCGTGCTGGTGCAGTGGATAGCAGAACAGTCCTTGCGCGCAGAACTTGTGCAAGAGGATGCACAGGCATTCCTGACCGGCACAGAACGCAATGAGGATCGCAAGGTTTTCCGGCTTTGGGCGTGTGAATGGATCAGTGCAGACATGCGCGTGACGCATGCCGATCACACCTACCGGATCACCAAGATTGTGCAGCTGGACCGGCTGGGCATGGAACTGCATTGCGTGAACGCGGTGAATGAAACATGAGCGCGCATCTGCGCGGTGTAAAACCGCAGGCCAAGCAATCCAAAGACGCCCTGACCAAAGCCCCGCCGGTGCCGGACTATTTCAGCCCCTATGCCGCGGGTGAATGGAAACGCATCATGCCACGGCTGATCAAAGACCGGGTGCTGACAAAGGCTCATCTGGCAGGCGTTGAACATTACTGTTTGATGATCGGCGTTGTGCGCGAAATTGAGACAAACCGCGCCCTTAATGCAGGCGACATTGATCCAAAACTGTTTGGCGTCCAGAACCGCGCAGCACAAACCGCACGCCAGCTTGCCGCTGAATACGGCCTTTCACCGATCAGCCGCGCCCGTATCAGCACCGCAGGCGATGATGGTGCCGATGATGACAACCCTTTGAACGTCCGTTGAACCGTGAACGCACTGGCACCCATAGTCACACGACAGGCGGACTCTATTCCCGCCAAAGGTGCCAGCACGTTCCCCGCATGGATTTACGACAACAGCCCTATTCCTGATCCGCAAGGATACGGGGAACGCGCCGTGACATTCCTACGCCGCCTGCGCCACCCTAACAGCGATGCACCCGGTGGCGCATTCCAGCTTGCCCCTTGGCAGGAACGCATTGTCCGGCGCATCTATGGCCCGAGACACTTGGACGGGCGCAGGATCGTGCAAAACGTCTTTCTACTGGTGCCGCGTGGCAACCGGAAAACGTCCCTTGCCGCCGCCCTTGCCCTCTTGCACACCATCGGGCCGGAACGTGTGCCGGCCGGCCAAGTGCTGTTTGCCGCCGCAGATCGTGAACAGGCGGGGATCGGCTTTAGGGAAGCCGCCAATATTGTGCGGATGGACAAGCGCTTGATCGCGGCAACGCGCATCTATGACGCTTTCAATTCCGCAAAACAGATCGTCTACAATGCCGAGAGTGTGACACTGCGCGCCCTGTCCAGTGACGGCGGTGCCGCCCATGGCCTGACACCTACATTCACCTTGATTGACGAAATTCACATCTGGAAAGGCCGCGACCTTTGGGAAGCGCTGCGCAGTGGTGCCGCCAAAGTAGATGACAGCCTGACCGTGATCGCCACAACCGCCGGACGCGGTGCCGAGACATTGGCCGCAGAACAGTTTGACTATGCGCGCCGCGTGGCCCTTGGCGAGATCGACAACGCCGCCTATTTGCCCATTCTTTTTCAAGCCGAACCCGATGACGATTGGCAGGATGAAACCGTTTGGCACAAGGCAAACCCCGGCTTGGCGCATGGGTTCCCGAGTTTGGTGGGTCTGCGCGGTCTGGCAAAAGAAGCGGAAAACAAACCCGCCGACAAGGCCGCATTCCTTCAATTCAACTTGAACGTATGGCAGGCCAATTCCCGCGACCCTCTGTTCAATATGGCCAGTTATGACGCCCGTGCCTTTGACATAGACCTTGGCGACCTCGAAGGCCTGCCCTGTCACCTTGGCGTTGATATGAGCATATCAGGCGACCTGACCGCCATTGTCGCAGCATGGCGCCACCCTGACGATCAGATCACCATCATGCCTTGGCTGTTTGTGCCGGGCGATGACCTCAAGGGCCGCGCAGATCGTGACGGCCTGCCCTATGAGACGTGGCGCGATGCTGGCCTGATCACGGTGATTGAAGGCCCGATCATAGACCCCGCCGTGATCGAAGACACGATCAGGGAACTGTGCGGCACATATGACGTGCAAGAGATCGCATTCGATCCGCACCTTGCCCGCGCCACTATGCAGCGCCTTTATGACGAAGGCTTGCCGACAGTCGAATTTAGACAGACGCCGCTCAATATGGGCGTAGCGGCTGGCGACCTCGAGCGCACAGTAAACGGCAATCTGATCCGGCATTCCGGCCATGCGGCGCTACGCCAGCACTTTGATAGCGTGGTCGCATCGCGGAACCCCACGTCCGGCCTGATCCGCATGCACAAAGGCAAAAAGACTGACCGGATTGATGGCGCGATTGCCGCCGCTATGGCTGTGTCACGCGCCTGCGCAGGCGAAAGCAACCGATCACAATACACCGGCGACAATGCCGAACTTTTCATCTTTTGAGGAATAGAAAATGAGCGACCTTCCCGGCCTTATCGTTGACGTTGAAGCCCGTATCGACAAACTGGAACGTGGCTTGCGCAAAGCCAATGACGTGCAAAACCGCGCATCCGGTCAAATGGAACGCCGCGCACAGGTGAGCGCCAACCGCCTGCGTGATACCTACGGCAAAGCCGGTGACGGTATCCTTGCCACGTTCAAGCGCCTTGGCCCCGGCTTGGCGGGTGGTCTGATCGGTGGCCTGACAGTGGGTGCCTTGTCCGGCCTTTCGCAGAACCTTGGCCGGATCGTAAAGGAAACCGCGCAGATCGGAGATGAGGCAAAGCGCGCCGGTGTATCGGTGCGCGCCTTGCAGGAATGGAAATTCGTAGGCCAGCAAAACCGGATCGGCATTGATCAGGTGGTAGACGGCTTGAAGGAATTGAACCTGCGCGCCGATGAATTTATCATCACAAAGTCCGGCCCCGCCGCAGAGGCCTTTGCCCGTCTGGGCATATCCGCAAGCGAACTCGAGACAAAGCTGAAAGACCCGTCCGAATTGTTGCTCGAGATCATCGGGCGCATGGAAGGCTTGGACGCCGCCGCCCGTATCCGGATTAGTGACGAATTGTTCGGGGGTTCCGCAGGTGAGCGCTTTGCCGAACTTGTGAGCCGTGGCGAAAGCGAACTGCGCAAAACGATCAAGACCGCAAATGACACCGGCGCAGTGCTGGACAGCGAACTGATTGAGAAAGCCGCAGAACTGGACCGCCGCTATGCCGCTTTGCAGGCGCGCATGGATTCCTTTTGGAAGTCCTTTGCAGTGGGTGCAGTGGACGCAGGTATCAAAATCGCCACCCTGCGCACTGATCTGGACGATCTGTTCCGGAGTTATCAGCAGGCCGATGGGCTTTTAGGCAAAGGTGCAGCAGACGCCCTGCGCGCAGACAGTGACGCCGCAGGCGAAAACGCAGACCAGATCGCCGCCCTGCGCCGCCAGTATGAAGGCCTTGGCGATGTAGCAGACAGCACGGGCGCAAGTCTTATGCAGGCCGCAGCGACCTTGCGACAGCTTGGCTATGACAGTGTAGCGGATCAGCTTTTGAGCGCCGCAGACGAAATGCGCAACCTGACCGGCGAAATGCAGGACGGCACGATCAGCGCAGACGAATTTGAAGAGCGTATGCAGATCGCCGCAAACACCGCGCAAACTGCCCTTGGCGAGATCGAAGCGATTGACCGTGCATCCTTTGGCAACGTGATCGCAGCGGTAAGCGGATTGATCACACGTTTAGGACAGGCCGCAGCAAAAGCACGCGAACTGCGCGCAAGCCTGCCCGGTGCATCGCCGGACGGTGAAACGACACCGCTCGAAAACATGGACCCCGGCCCGCGCACCCGCAACGGAACCCGCGCCGCTACGCCCGGTCTGGCCGTCACAACGTCACCGCGCCCGCAACTCCCCGGCATTGATGCAAGTTTCGGATCGCCAGAACCTACGGGCGGTGGTGGTGGCGGTGGTCGCGGTGCGGGTGGTGGCGGTGGCGCGCCCCGCCAGAATGACTTTGAACGCGAGATCGAAAGCATTGCACAGGAAACCAATGCGTTACGGATTGAAGCTCAAGTATTGGCTGAAGTTACCGGCGCGCGCATGGCGCAAGGTGACGCCCTCGAGTTTGCCAAAACCAAAGCCGAACTTTTGGCAGCGGCACAGCGCGCAGGCATTGCAGACACACCACAGTTGCGCGCACAGATTGACCAGCTTGCCGGTGAATACGTCAAAGCCGGTGCCGCCGCAGAACTTGCCGCAGACAAGATCGAAGACGTGCAGAACGCATCCCGCGCCGGTGCGGAGCGTGTGGCGTCGATCTTTGAAGCTATGGCAACAGGTGCCATGACCGCGAAACAGGCGGTAGGCCAGCTGATCCTCGAAATGCTTAAACTTGCCCTCAAAAAGCGGGTGCTGGAAGCCGCAAGCATGGCAGGCGGGTCTGTCTTTGGGAAAGTGCTGGGCTTTCTGGGCGGTGGCTTTGCGTCCGGCGGATACACCGGCAACGGCGGCAAATACGAACCCGCAGGCGTGGTGCATCGCGGTGAATATGTAATGAGCGCCGCCGCGACTAAAGCCATTGGCGTCCCTGCCCTTGAACAGCTGCACCAGAACGCCAGAAACGGCTATTCCGGCGGTGGCTTGGTAGGTGCAGCGCGCACATCGGCAACCGCGCCTGTTGGACGTGGTAGCGCCCCTGCACCCTCGGTTGTGATCAGCGCGCCGGTGACGGTATCAGGTAGCGCAGGCACGCCTGACCAGAACGCCGATCTGTCCAAGCGCATGGCCCGCGAACTCACCGAAACCATGCGCGGCACGGTCATTCAAGAAATTCACAAAGCCATGCGCCCCGGCAACGCCCTCAATCGGCGTTGAGGCCAACATTCGGCGTTGAATGTTTTTCCATCTCAACTTTAGCCAGCAACTGATCAGCCATCTCGTTTAATACTATGTCTTCATCATGATCTGGACTTGGCCATGTCTTATAAAGGGTATCGGCAAGCAAAGGCCAGTTTTCTCCGACATGAAATCCATGGTCCGCAATAGGCAATATGCGCCCTTGACGGCTTACATTCATGGAAATTGCAGAATTAAGTTCCTTATTAGTCCAACCTTTTGCAACGAATGTATCAGTCAGAAATGGGACAAAGAAAGTTGACTTCAACAATCCATGATTAATTCTCTGAACGATAGAATCTCCCCAAGCAATACTATCTTCGTCAAAAAATACTTTTACTTCAAGAGACTCTAATTTGTCACGCAGCTTGCGTATTCGCGGCTTATCTTCCGAAGCATGGGATAAAAATACGTCAAATTCTCTCACCATTTCCGCATGTCCTATAATCCATTTTGCTATATCGGGGTTTATTCCTACCGCTTGCCGACAGAGCTTCGACAACACGGGATCACCATCACCTCTTACCTGTCTTATAAAACCAAGCCAACCTTCTATGTGAGACCAGAAATCTTGTTCTTTAGCATCTTTTCCAACCCAAATTTGCGCAGCTTGCGCAGCACCATATTTTCGAGCAGAGTGAAGTTTCATCCTCAATCGACTTACATCTTTCCGCCAAACATTAGCGTAGTCATTCACAATCAGACCAGTCACCTCTTGACGTTCACCAGATAACTGAATGCGCGTTTTCTCCGGATGAATCTTGAAGCTTGAGTGCCTAAAGGCATCAAGAAGCTTTTCACCCAAAACTACTTGCCGTTCTCCAAACTCTGGATCCCATTCCTTTATTAGTGATCGGGGGATCTTCTTCTGACTTGAAGAAAAGGTGATATCATCTGCGTATCGCGTAAACTTTAACCTTTCTTTAGAGGCTATTGCGACCAGATGCTTATCCAAATTATGAGCAATTATATTGGACAAGATAGGGGAGGTTTTTGCACCTTGAGGTAGGGAATCGTTAAAAGTGGTGAGGCGTGCGAGGATTGTGGAGACTCTGGGATTAAATCCAAAGAGCTTTGAAAGGAAAACTCCCCTAATGCGCGCGAAGCCTATCGATCCATAAAAATTCTCTATATCTAAGTTCAATACCCAACGCTGTTTCTCATGGTAGCGGGCATTTGTTAAAAATGATCGCTCCGGAATAAATCCATGAACAAAATTTCTTGGCCGGTATACTTCCCACAAAATTGGAGCCAGCCGTTCTTGGGCCATAGCCATACCCCTTACAGGACGATCTATAGGCCGCGTCCCGCCCCGCTTTTTCGGAATAGTAAAGCTCTGATAGTATTTTCCGGTATCTGCATTCTGCAAAATATGAAAAACGCCACTTGATCTCATGTGGAGCGCTGCTGCAACGTCTTGCACAGAGTGAGCAAAGCTCAACTGTGCTAGGCTGTTCGCAGCATTGAAGTTTTCTGGAAGACCCAACCCTCGTTCTCTACCTTGATCGACGATTACCGGTCATTACGCCCAGCACCGCCGCGATTTTGGAATAACGTTTCAGCGAGCCACCGGGGATTCACCAGCGCAAACTAGAGAGCCGAGCCTTCTACAAAATCAATGATAGCAATCAAAAGCCTAGTCAACCCACTTTTGCACCTCAGGTTGAATCGAAAAACGGCCCCTACAAGCGCGGCTTTTCGCTGCGCTACCCTTGCCGCCCGTTTACCCCTGATCGAATCCTACGAGCCGCTACAGAGTCCCTGACGCGGGGTTCTTGCGTTTACGAGCCGGAGCGCGGCACCCTTCACCGATTGCCGTGGTGTATCCGATCCGGCGGCACCCTTCCCCATCCGGTGGTAGAGTTTACCCGTCCGGTCCGGAGGAGTGGATTGCGGCTTGTCCGATTCTGGGCGCAATAAGAAGAAGTTTAGAAGTGCTTTAGTGTTTGATATAAGTATCCTCTTAAATACATATATAATACGACCAAAATCGGACAGGTTTTAACCGCCCTTGATCAGCCCTAAAACGGCCCCGAAAACTTACATCGCGGCCCGCTGATCCGGTAAGTTTCTCAATTTGCTACCGCAACCTTTTCCTCAACTGCGAAAAGCCTCTTTTCTCATTTTGAGAAAACAGGCGCACCTCGATAGCGCACATTCCGGACGCTGTAGGGGCGGCATTTATAGACATGCCATTTTAGGGATGCAGACGAAAAACGGGCAAAGCCAAGTATATTTTTTATTTCATGCGCACCCTATTGAACGTGGAATCCGGTGACTCAATATCAGGCAGGACAGCGACAAAACCCGAGAGTGCAAACCGACATGACCGATATGGCACTTGCGGGAATGGAGTTTCCGGCTTTCTACGACGAACGAAATGCAAACGAATTTGTGATTGATCCCGAAAACTACAATGAGGATGACCTTTTCCGTGACGCGAAAGGCGCTTTAGGCCGTGCGGAAGTCGTGATCGGATGCTTGATGGATACCGTTCAAACCTTGGCAACTGCGGTGAACCTCTACAAGCGCAATGAGATCGAAGCGCGGCTGGCCGAACTTGAACAGGCAGCCGATGTAGATCGCGCAACAGCGATGCAAGAGGCCGTGCGCCTCAACAAAATTCTTGATCAGCTATCTAAGCAGGTCAGAACCAACCTTCCACAATGGAAGATCACGGGCAGTTAAGCCCAAAGTCGCGACGTGGTCCCTGCGTTCAAACTAGAACCACGCCGCATTTTTGAAATCGTCTCAACACAGGAGAGACATCAATGTCTGCAAGAGATAACACATCCGAACCGATCAAGGCAACTTTTCGCGAATACCTTTCGCATTCGGCATTTGAAGATGAAATCGACAGTTTTGCAGGAGGGGGCGAAAATTTCGGGCTCTTCAGCTTTATGGATGGTGAAGGGTTCCTCGATTTTATGACTCAGGATTCCAGTTGGGAAGATGACAAAATTCAGTTTGAATATTTGGCTGATCATCTCGAATTCTACGCTGCCTACTTTAGCGATTTAACAAGGCTGTCGCCTGACCACGCGCCGACCCCCGCACAGGCAAAGTCGTTGGCAAAAAAGATGGGGAAATTATTTGCCAAGAGAAACCGCGCAATGGAGGCTAAGTGGGCAATCCACGACAGCTGCAAAGTGATGGACGCTAAGGAAGGCAAAAAAAGCGATATCTAAGTTGTCTGATAATTTTAAATCTCCCCCAAACCCGCCGGATCAAACCGGCGGGTTTTTCTTTCACATTCGTCTGCATCCCTAACCCGCCCCTACTATAAACCAGACATCGCCAACCTAATGCCGGTTCCCGCAAATGTCTGATCAGCTGCTAAAAGACCTCAAAGAAGCGCGCCACAAAGCGGCGCAGCTTGTCCTGATGGATCGGGTCTATGCGCCGCAGTTTGCGCGCATAGAACGCGAGATTGCCGCCCTTGAGGCGGAACGTGATCTAGTGGAACGCGCCCGTGCCGTTGTCCAGCTTTACAAAGCCGCAGGTTGAACCACATCGCGCAGCTGCACCAATGACGCCCCTGCCCCATACCGTTCCCGCTTCAAGGCATGCCCAAACAGATCGCGCCTGATCCGTTCATCTACACCCGCAGCAAGCAAACGATCCTCAAAAGCATGGCGCAGGCCGTAGAGTGAATGCTTGTCTGTCTCGAGTAGGTCATTGTCGCGCAGATACTTATTGATCGTGCCGGACAAGGTAGCAGACGATCCACGATAGCGCTCAAAACCGTCTGGGAAGGCCTTCACAGCCTCAAGGCTTGCCCCGAGCAAAGGAATGACCCGCCGCGCATTGCCGCTCTTTAGCTGGCGTCCTATCGCCTCAATCGAGATATGCGGAACCTCACAATCCAAACGGATGCACTCCGAAGTAAGCGCCGCCAACTCCGAAGGCCGCGCACCAGTGTTCACCATTGCCAGCAAGATCGCCCGTGCCTGATCATTCAATCCCGCAAGTGCATCCGGCGCTAAGAACTTTTCCTTGATCCATGCCACCGAGAACGGGGGCCGCGTCTGCGCTTCGCCGGATTTGAAATTGAAGCCGCTTAGTGGCATATCTAAATTTAGCCGCTTCATGCGGTTGACCGTTTTCAACACGTCACCGACATGGATCAAGTCTTTGTTTGCCGCATTAGTTGTAAGCCCGTCACCCTCGATACGCTCAAACCACCATTGCCGGAAGTCTAGCATATCATCGGCGGTAATATCAGCGATTGCCTTGTCACCTATAACGGCTACAAAATTCTTGATCGCCTTCACACGCGGGTTCTTCCACCGGCGCAGCTGATCATCTGACTTGCCTAGCGTCTTATCGGCGGCAAGGGTCCAGTATTGTTCAAGCGCCTTTGTGACGGTCAAACCGACACCCTGCGCACCACCCAACACCGCCGCCGCCTCAATCGGGTCCGGCGCACCATCGCGCAGCGGCACAGCCTTGTAGCGCTCTACCAGATCGTGAACAGGCAGATCAGCGACCTTGCCAGCGTCCAGATATCGGAACCCGCGCACAGCGGCTAATTGCTTTGCAGCGTCCAGTCTTTTGTTTGCGTCTGCATTGTCACCGGCTAGGCGCGCTTCCCAAGCCTCTACCATCTGCGCCCATGCACCATCTGCCTTCGAATTTGCAACAGATCGCGAATCCGTGTGCAGTGATAGCCATACGAAGCTACGCGGCTCTACAGACGCATAGCGTTTAGGCACCCGCTTATAGAGTTGATAGGTTTTCCCGCGCAGTTTTATCAT